TTTCTTATTCCGTCGCCTGAGACGCTTCCTGCGCTTGCAAGCGAGTGTAATACGCAACTGCGGCAAGATCACCGCCCTGTTGCGCTTCATTGATCTTCTTCTGATAGTCCACCTCACCGGAACCAGACCCGGCAGGGGGCTTAGGGGTCTTTTTGAGAGCATCGGCCTTAAGATTCTTGGCGTACTCTTCGAGGAACTTTTGATTGTTGGCAAAGACTTTCGCCGTATCACCCTCGGCCAACGCCTGAGCGGTTTCAGAAGCCAGCGTTTCGGCATAACCCTGAGCAAGGAACTTGGCCTTATACTCAGAAACGGTTTTATCCTTACGCAGGTCTTCCAACTCCTTTTGCATCTTGGAGAGACTGTCCGCATCATCCTGCTTCTTTTTCTCTTCCTCAGACAACAGGGCGTTGTGCTTTTTCTTCCACTCGGCGGCTTCGGAATTTGCCTTAGAAACGGCATTCTTGTACCGCTCCACCTCAGAAGCGTTATCGTCGTACTCAAAGGCTTCCAGAGCGGCAAGTTTCTGCTCGGGGGTCATCTTGTCGTAACCCTCAATTTTGGTCACATCGATCTTTGCCATAAAAATTACCTCCTGCGTTTTTTCGGGTGTTCACTCACCACTTCATTTCTGTTTTATAGGGTTGTCTCCCTTTTGCGATTTGTTGAAGCGGTTTCCCTACCGCTGATATTTCAAGTGGCATATTGCCACTCATACCCGTAAGCGTGTTTTCGCTTGCCCTCGCAACATTGTTTAATGCTCCACGCATTGAACCCTGTTATCCGAACAATTTCCAAAATACAAGTCCACCGTATCTTTTCACCATTCGCTTTCACCTGAAATACGGGTCTTGTATTCTTTCGGCATCGCTCCGCCGTAGACGAATGAAGGTTTTGGGTGTATTCGGTGTTTATTGACTGAGACACCCATTCAAGGTTGTCTGCCCGGTTAGAAGAAGGGGACTACCGGCATTCAACCGATAGTCCCCTCGGACTGTTATCGCTACCCCTTGGCAACGACCTCGTATTTCGTTTTGCTGGATACTTCCCAAATGATGATTTTATCTTTTCGGACTCCGATTTCCACGGATTTTCCACGAGCTAAAATCTCATTGATCGTCTGTACCGCTTCCGGGGTCAGAGTCAGGATTGTTTCCATCCCCATTGCCATCCTCCTTCTGCGTAGTCACGGTGTCCGCTTTTGCTTCCTGGTCTTGAATGTATTTCTCACTCATATTAAAGGCCATTTCCGGGTCAACAAACATACCACAAAGAGAAAATGCAAGCTGAGGTGCGATCTTGGCGTTGTTCTGCATAGCGACCAGAACATTTGCTTTTTCCGTGATATTCTCGTAATTTCTGCGAGTAAAGCGAATCTCAATTGAAGAAAGCTTTAATTCCAGATCAGCCAAATCACGGCAGATACGCAGAAGCAGCTTCAAAAACTCTTTCTCAGACTTCTTGAACATCAATTCACTGTCCTTGGCTCTTGCTTCGGCAGCAGACCAGCCATCACGCATGATAACAGCAGAGCCAGTATCACTCGTGGAAGAACCACCATTTCGGTTTGGCATACCACAAATTGTAAGAACGGTATTATACAGGTGATCGATAAGTGTCTGAGTTTGCGACTGGTTCAGCTCTTCAACCAGATATTTGATCTCCGCTTTGAACTGAGGGTCAATATCCTTGAACTTGATTGCTCCCTCTTGCCGAAGCCGCTCATAATCAGGAGCGGAAATATCAACATTGTGAAACAGCATAAGAGCCTGAACAAACTGTTCCACGCCGTCAAGACGGTTGGAATCCACGTTGTTGATTGCATCCAAAAGGGGAAGGACGATTTCAAAGGCACCCAACCGAGCATTATTGGCAGGGTACTCAACGATAGGGATACCAAGCACCTGATCGTCAGTTTTTGTCAAAGTAATGCTGTCCTTGATCTCAAAATATTTATCTCTGGTGTAAATAGAAAAAAGGGTTGTCCCGTCATCCAGAGCTACATATTTTACACCCATAATAGGGGGTTCGCCCAAGCTGTTGTGATACACCACAAAAGCATAGCGGGGGTCAAGGGTAAAAATTTCAAAAGGAGCTTCATCAGATTCCACATTTGCTTCGCCATCAGGCAAAACCATCCGGTACGAAGTACCGCAAATGTGTGACCAATCAGCAAGCTCTTTATCTTTTGCTGATTTATCTTCCGATGCAACATAGGCGTTCAGGCGAGTGATTTTGTCAGTAACAGACAGGTCATCTCCCCGGCTGACATACTGAACAGGCTCACCCATCAGATAGCCGACCTTGAAAGACACAATTTCATTCGCTCGATTCTCAACCACTTTATTCAGAATCTCGGGACGAACTTCCTTCGTCCGATTCAAGATAGGCTGTCTTCCCTTGTAATAGGCATAAAGATATTCAATCTCACTTTTGTTTTTTAGGTGAGTGACGAGGGCTTTCCGTAGCACCTCAACCACATTCTTGTCGGTAATGGTATCAACGTCCGTGAAGATTTTCCTTCGGCCAAACGTAATCACGAAAAGCACCTCCCCTCTTACCTATTTTTTCACCCTCATGATAAATCATTCTCCAATCCTTGTCAAGTAATTATTCTGATTTTATGGATTGAATACCATTTGGGTAAAATTAAAATACCCTCTTAAACACAGTGATCTGTGCCCCTTCTAAAGATTGAACATACTCAGATAATTGGGCAAAAGCATCAGGAACATCGTCATGCTTGTTACGTCCCGCCATCGTGTAGCCGCACAAGAAATTAAGCACTCTGCGGTATTCTTTATCTGTTTTTATAACGGAATCATCCTTGAATAAGCAATGTTCTTTTATCCAAGGAGAATTGATGATAATTTTCGTTTCTTTGTTGGCGGTAGTGTACTTAGTTGTGATATTCGTCCGTCCACCTTTTTCCTTGACTTCGCGCTGAATCTTTTCTGCAACCTTCCCGCCAGCCGAATTACTTTCAAACCGGCTCATTTGTACCTTATGAGCCAACAGAGCTGACACCAGCCTTGCTTCTACCACTTCGGGAACGCCGTTATCACATACCACTTGTTCTACATAAAAATCATGTCCGTACTGATAGACAATCGGCATTACGCAATAATCCGTACCCCTGTCCTTGGTGTCACATACGCTTAAAATCGCATCCGGTTTCTCTTCCGGCAGTTCAAAATATCGGCGCAACTCGTCTGCGCTGTAAAGCTGACCCTCCCGTTCAATAGGTTGCGTCATATACAAGGCTCTCCAACTAACATCGTCCATAATATCCCGCTGTTCATGATAAAACTGAGTGCTGAAACCCAAACCGTAAGGGTAATTAAAATTACTCTCGTCCTGATCGTTCAAAGCAGGAAGGTGGATGAATTTGGCTTTAGGGTCATCTGCGTGGCCTACCTCCACCTTGTCAATAGGGTCGTGAAGCGTCCACGGGGTCTGAATCAGTAACTCAACACAGTCACCGATCATTCTCTGGCGTAAAACCGTGTAATACTGCTGCCACAGTTTATCCATACGCTCTTTCGACATAGCAGACTCTATACCATCCACCAAGTCATCGACATAAAGCAAATTGGACGCTCTCACCTTACCGGCATTACCCGACCCAACAGAGCTGAATTCAAAAGTTTCAAATCTCTTGGCTGTCCCCAGGTCTATTCTCATATCTTTTGCGTTCGTATTCGCGAGTTGTACCTTTGGAAAAATTTCTCGCCAGAGATATTCCCCTTGCGGGTCAAGCATACGACATATTTCATCATACACGCCGCGCAAAAAAGAGTTGCTGTGAGAACCGCCGAGGATACTTAGTTCCGGGTGACGCATACCGCTCCAAATCAAATACATAATGCCGAGGGTTGTCTTACCGACTCCGGGCGGCATCATGATTCCGAGTAATTTAATTTTCCGCTCTTCCAGCTCTTGAAGAGCATCAACCGCAATTTTGAGTTGCTTTCTCCGTGGCATATAGAACTTCTTTTTTGGCTCTCGATTCCATTCGGCATACTGAATTGCGGAATCAAAATCGTACGGCGCATCGAAAAACAGCGTCTTGCATTTAAGGTTATAAAAAAAGTCGGCATAGATTGCGTCGCTTCTCTGCAACTCTTTCTGACACCGAATTCTTAAATCCCTGTTCAGCCGGTGAGCTTCTTCAAAATTCTCACCCTCCCATTGACAGCAAAGAGCAAAAAGATCAGACTAAGCCCCCTGATCAAGCGGTTTAGATTCGATCGCCTGCCAAATTCGTGTCTCAATCTGGAAATAATTCATGCTTAATCCTCCAACCCAAGAGCCTGTAACACACTCATGCCTTTCTGATGAATACGAAAAGACACCGTATGAAAATTCAAACCAAGCTCTTTCGTCCAATCGGTAAGAGTTTGAGTCCGGCCATCGTAAGTTAT